CTCACTGCCTTCGCCTTTTGCCCTCTTAAGCAATATTCGGCCAGAAGGATATAATAAGTTCGAATCTTATTATACTTTACGCATTGTATTAATATATCACAAATTACTTAAAATGTCAAGCATTTTTGGATAATCAATGTATATTAAATTTTGTATGCCTGCCCATTCATCAATATGTCTATCTACATTATTGACACCAGACACGCCAAACTTATTTACTTTATAAAATTTTATCGTTGGGTTTTCTGTAAACAGATGTGCCCACTGTGTAATCCAGTTTACCGATGGTATTGGTGCTTTTTCTGGTAAACCGTAATGATTAGTACCTTTGTAAATGTTATTTAATTGATGAGTTGTACTATTTAAATCGTGTCCTATTAAAAATACTGTTTTTGGTTTTTCTTTCTGACAAGCAATATAGCCAGATGTAGAACCACAAGCCCAACCTCTATCTTTATTTAAAGGCATAATTTCTGTTAAACAATGTGATTTATCGTTTTCATAAACCCAACTAACAAAAGCACTTTTATGATTAATTTCTTTTTTAACTACTTCAGGTTCTTTGTCTTTACCTTTTCTTAATACACCAACAACACCATTTAAACTACTGCCGTGAAATACAAACTCATTAGCAAATTCTTTTTGTTCTTTATTTTGTTTAAGTACATCATACTTTTCAAACTCATTAACCTCTTGTTCACTTACATTACCAAACACTGTTGTTTCAAACATTGATTTAGGTAGTTTTGTCCAACTTCTTAACCACACTTCATTTTCTTTTGAATAACCTGATTGATATATTTCGTGTGAAATGCCGTGGTCAACACCAACTAATACGTCTGGTGTAAAATCTCTATACAAAGCATTACAACCATAAATCTTACCATATTGTCTTAACTGTTCTAAATCAAAATCTTTTCGACTTTCTCCATTACCAATACAAAATACAGTATCACTTGTCATTTTAATTACAATACCTCTCCTCTTCCATCGTTCTTCAGCAGTAGGAAATCTATTCATTTTTCAATATTATATTACCACATTCAGGACATTTAGTCCCTTCATTACCTATCATACCACAAGTTTCACAACTAATCACTGATAAACACTTCCTTCAAAATCATTTTACATTCAGTAGGATTAAATTTCACAAACGACCTAAACTTTTTAAGACGGTTGGATATATCTTTCCAAACCACTTTTTCTTTAATTTGTATGTCCCAATTTTTAGAAAACGTAAGAAAGTAATCCAATATGACGGCGGTCTGGTAAGTAATTTTCTTTTGAATAAGTAATTGTAAGATTCGTGGATGCTGTCCCCCAAATACATTGAAACCATCATCAAAAGAAAAGCGCTTAGCATTAAAATCATTATAAATGACATTACAATCATTTCTAAAATTGTACGTAAGGGACTCTTTACTTTTTCTATAAGCCAAATAGGTTTCATTACCATCATTCCTTAATAAGTTACCAACCCACTTTTTACTATCTGATAAGAAGTTAGCCACAAAGAAATCAACAATCTCATCTTGTTTATATTTTTGTGAAAGTTTATGAAAAAAATATCTATCATTTCTTTTTGTAAAGGTATCTAATTTACAATTTACTTTGCCCTCATATTTAAAAAAGTCATACTTCTCACTAGTGAAGTGAAGTTTGATTGCCAAGTAGATTTTAAATACATCAAATCCTCCATACATAATTACAAAGGCAGTTTACCTGACTTAGGAAACTTTACCATATTTCTTTCTTGTGCTTCTATTTTGATTTTTTCTTTTAATGATTTATTAATCATTGATGATACAGTGCCAGTGTCTATTTCATTTTGTTCACAAAACCAGACAACGGCATCCATATAAGATATGTGTTTTTCTCTTACAATACTCTCAATTTTTAAACTAAATTCTTTACTATTCATAGGTATAATATATCACATTCTGTTAAATTTGTAAAGGGTGGTTACTACCGCTAGCGTTCACCACCCTAGGTGGTGAGTTTCTGTTGCCACGTACCCACCAAACGCCGATTGCCTAATTAGGCAGCCATAGCATAACTTTCGTTAGCATTTATTGATTAATAGTACGATATTAGCGATTTAACTCCAACTAGTTTTTATCAACGGTCGAACCTATATCACCCCCTCAAAGCACCCTTAGGTGTTTTAAGTGAATGGTGGAGGTGGGCGGTATCGCACCGCCGTCCCTATTGACTATTCTCTAGTCTTCAACGTTAAATTCTATGTGCCTTTTTTTTCAGGTAATAAAGCAGTATCGAAAGAGTGAAATAAGATACATCTTTCAATTCCTGATGGTACATCCATTGTCATTAATGACTCATTATTAGAGTTAGCATAAAATGTTAATAAGAAAACAGGTTCGCCATCTGGTCGACTGCCTGCTCTTCCTAAACTAATACCAACGGCATCAAAATTCTTTAATTTAATATAATTCTCAATAGCTTCTGGTGTACCGCATACAACTGGCATTTGTATCTGATAAAATCCGTAAGGATTTGCGAAAGCTGTTGTACAAAAAAGTAGTAGTCCTATTATTATTTTTTTCATTATTTCCCTTTAGCAGTTATGGTCGCAAGTAGGATATGTTAAATCACCGTTTTTATTTCTTCAACTTTTGACTTTATCTTTGTTCTGTTCTTCATAATATTTATAAAAACCGTCAATGGATTTCATCAATTCATCCATATAGTCTTTCTTTTCTTTGATATGAGCGGCAACAGAACCATCTTCAGCAGCAATTAGTATAACAATTTGTTCAACTGGTGTTTTAAATGTTTCTTCGTACATTGTAGCATAAGCAGTACACTGTAAAAAGTAGTTTTCAATCCAGTTTTCTTTTCTTTCTGAATTAGCAGATTTAAAATCAATTACTGACAACTTACCATTGTATTCAGCAACACAGTCAACTTGACCAGCAATAGTCAATTTAGGACTGTACATAATTGTTTCTAATAAATGTACGTTGTTAATTTGATCTACATAAGGTTTAAGAAGTTTAAATAAACCTAATGGTAATACATCTCTAACAGATGGTGTTTGATTTTTAATATATTCTTCTACAAGTCTATGAACAGCAGTACCTCGTCTGGCTGCTCTTCTCATTTCCCAATTGGCAACGTCTTCACCAATCTTATCTCGCCATTCTTGTAGTTCTTTTTTCTTTCTGATACCTAATACTGAGGTTACTGAAGGATAGGCTTTGCCGTCTATTTCATAGAATCTGAAACCGTTGACGTTTTTGCCTTTAGTTTGTGGTAGTCCTGTTTTGTCTAAGTCTATAAATGTAAATTTGTTTGTCATAATGTTTATAATATATCATCTTTCACTAAAAAAGTCAAGTGTGGATTTCTCCACACTTGATAAAATATCGTTAAAAATTAACTGAAATACCAGCTGCTGGTGTTACGTCTTTAGAATCGTAGTTATAACCAGCTTCTACGTACCAATCCAAGTCTTTATATGAGGATTTGTACCCAGCACCTGCGTTTTGTAACGAATCATCATCACTACCATTAACAAATAGTGATACGTTCTCAACTGAAGTAATTACTTCGTAACCTAACTTATCAGTTGTATTATCGTCATCATAAGTAGCAACAGATGATAATGATAGTTTTTCAGTTACAGGCATAGCACCTGATACTGCCCAAATATTATTGTCTGTGTCAATATTGTGGTCAACAGATACGCCTGCTTCTACTTTACCTAAACTAACAAATTGTGACAATTGAATTGTGTCAAAGTCTGTTACGTCTGTTCCTGTATCAGTAAATTTAGTTCTGATAGAAGTTTTATCATATGTTAAAATGATACTTTCACCGTCAGCACTAGGATTTTCTAGTGTGTCAGCTCCAACAACTTCTAAACCACCACCGATAAAAATATCGCCTTGGTCACCGTAACTTACTGTACCGTGTGTATGTTTTACACCTACAGCATATTCATCTAAAACAAGTTGGTCACTTGAATTAGTAATTACTGCTATAGAAGCAAAACCTATATCACTAGAAATATTTAAGTCAATATCTTTAGTGGCAATTATATCATCACTAGCGTTTTCTGAAAAATCTACGCCGACAGCTCCTGATATACCTGCTTTAGCAACATTTGAAAATAATAGTGTTGCCAAGATTGTTAATAAGATTTTATACATTTTTTTCCTTTTCGAAAAGACAAAAAAAATCCCACCAATTTATTATAATTGATAGGATTTTAATTGTAGTGAATATATCTAATATATTTATTACTAGATTGATCTATAATCCATCATATGAATATTGATTTTCTCGGGATCTTTTCTAAGTTCATCCCGATCTTCTTTTCACTGTGGATTATAATTTTCGTACTTGGTTTTGCCAAGTTCGTCCCTAAATGCTCTTAATATTTGCTTTCGATTGTCACCGTCAGCTTTATAAGAACAATGGATCCAACCACTATTTGGTTCATCTATATTATGAAATTCCAAAATAAGTTGGTCAAATTCTATGTTTTCAGCAATCCATTTACATAGTTCAGCATTACTTACTCCAAAAATTTCGAAGTCAGCAGCTTCCCCTTTAGCGTGCTGTGAATTGACACTAGAGCCAATCTTTAAGCACAATTCTGGACTGCGATAGCCACTTGATACAGTAACTACCTTACCATAATGATCTCTTACTTTTTGTAAAACGTTTTCACAAAGAGCTTTCAAATTATTCATATGGTCTTCACTTGGATTGTTATTTAATCCAAGACGAACAGCCGTTTGACTGGCTGTTAACTCTTTTAATGAAAAATTATTGCTTAGTTTCATTTAGTTTATCCTTTGCTATTAACTTATGTTTTTTAGCTTCTCTTAACTCGTACCAACTCGTAGATGT